CTGGAAAGCGGTTCGCTGGTGGATCTGGTGCAGCGTTTCGAGAGCGGTGCGTTTTCGGGTCGTGATGTGCTGGCGTTGATCGTGGCGGGGCTGCGCGGAGGCGGTGCGGATGTGACTTCGGCCGATCTGCTGCGGGCCGAGATCGCGGGAGGTCCCATGGGGGCGGCCAAGGCGGCGGCGGAATTGATCGCGCGGGCCTTCATGGTACCGGGCGAGGCATGAGCGGGTTTGACTGGCCTGATCTGATGCGGGCCGGGATGCAGGGGTTGCACCTGTCGCCGCAAACGTTCTGGCAACTGACACCCGCAGAACTGCGGCTGATGCTGGGGCAGGCGGCGGCGGATCGGTCATCGGACCGTGCCGGGCTGGATACGCTGCTTGCGGCCTACCCGGATGCGGGAATTGGAGAGGATGATGACGGATAGCGACGGAATTTCCGATCTGCAGGAAAGCGGAGAGGCGCTGAGCGAAACGCTTGGCAGCACGGCGGCGATGGCCGCGGGGTTCGACACCGAGCTGCGGCGAGTGCGGTCTGCGCTTGCCGCGACCGGCAAGGATGTCGAGACGCTGGAGCGTGGCATGTCCAAGGGCTTGCGCCGCGCCTTTGACGGGATGGTGTTTGACGGGATGAAACTGTCGGATGCGCTTTCTACCATTAGGGATTCGATGATCCAAACGGCCTATTCGGCGGCGATCAAGCCGGTGACCAACCATGTGGGTGGACTGCTGGCGGATGGCGTCGGCAGCCTGGTGTCGGGGATTTTGCCATTTGCCAATGGAGCAGGGTTCGCGCAGGGCCGGGTGATGCCCTTTGCCAATGGTGGCGTTGTGTCGGGGCCGGTCAATTTTCCGATGCGTGGAGGCATGGGCCTGATGGGCGAGGCGGGGCCAGAGGCCATCATGCCGCTGGCGCGCGGTGCGGATGGCAAGCTGGGCGTACGCAGCGCGGGCGGCGGGCGGCCGGTGAACGTCGTCATGAATATCTCGACACCGGATGTGCAGGGATTCCGGCGCAGCCAGGGTCAGATCGCGGCGCAGATGGGTCGCGCGCTGAGCCGGGGCAATCGCAATCGCTAGGGGAGAGCAGGGATGGCAAACTTTCACGAAGTACGGTTTCCCGCTTCGCTGAGCTTCGGTTCGGTGGGCGGTCCTTAGCGGCGGACCGATGTGGTTACGCTGGCCAACGGATTCGAAGAGCGCAACACGCCCTGGGCCCATTCGCGCAGACGCTACGATGCCGGGCTGGGGATGCGGTCGCTGGATGACGTCGAGACGCTGATTGCGTTCTTCGAGGCGCGGCGCGGTCAACTGTGCGGCTTTCGCTGGAAGGACTGGTCGGATTTCAAGTCTGCATCAGCGTCGGCAGAGGTGTCCTATGGCGATCAGGTGATCGGTGTCGGGGACGGCGAACTGCGTACGTTCCGGCTGGCCAAGCTCTATCGCTCCGGCGAATTCAGCTATGAGCGGCCCATCGCGAAGCCAGTGCGCGGCAGTGTTCGGGTCGGCATCGAGCAGGACGAGCAGCGCGAAGGCGTGGACTTCGAGATCGACGAGACCTCGGGGTTGGTGAGTTTTGTCGTGGCGCCAGCTGCAGAGACGCAGATCACCGCCGGCTTCGAGTTCGACGTGCCGGTGCGGTTCGATACCGATCGTATTCAGACCAGCGTGGCGAGTTTTCAGGCCGGTGACGTGCCGAATGTACCAGTGATGGAGGTCCGGGTGTGATGGTGGGCCTGACCGAAGAGTTTCAGGATCATCTGGAAAGCGGGCTGACCACGCTGTGCCGCTGCTGGGAGATCCGGCGCAAGGATGGCGCGCGGCACGGTTTCACCGACCACGATTGCGATCTGGAATTCGATGGGTTGCTGTTCCGAGCTGATACCGGTCTGACAGCTGCGGCCCTCCAGCAGGGCACTGGGCTGTCAGTGGACAATTCCGAGGCGGTCGGTGCGTTGAGTGATGCCTCTATCCGGGCAGAGGATATCGAGGCGGGCCGCTATGACGGGGCTGAGGTGATCGCCTGGCTGGTGAACTGGCAAGATCCGCAGATGCGGCTGATGCAGTTTCGCGGCGCGCTGGGCGAGTTGCGTCAATCAGGCGGGGCGTTTCAGGCAGAGCTGCGCGGACTGACCGATCAACTGAACCGGCCCATCGGGCGGGTTTTTCAGAAGCCGTGTACTGCGGTTCTGGGGGATCGCTCTTGCGGTTTCGATCTCGACAAGCCGGGCTATGCCACCACGTTGGAGGTGGCTGAGATCGAAGAGGGTGTGAAGTTCCGTTGGGTCGCGTTGCCGGGGTTTGCCCCGGCCTGGTTCGAGAGGGGTAGGTTGGACGTACTTGACGGCGCGGCCACGGGGCTCTGGGGCTCGATCAAGACCGACCGGATAGTTGACGGTCAGCGTCAGATCGAGCTGTGGGAGCCGCTGCGCGCCTCCGTGGCACCGGGCGACCGGGTGCGATTGGCGGCGGGATGCGACAAGCGGCTGAAGACATGTCGGCTGAAATTCAACAACCTGCTCAACTTTCAGGGTTTCCCGGATCTGCCGGGCGAGGATTGGCTGATGGCAGTGCCGAAACGGTCGGGGTCGAACAAAGGCGGGAGCCGCAGATGAATGCGCGCGGGCCGGAGATCGTGGAGGTTGCGCGGAGTTGGCTGGGCACGCCCTATCGCCATCAATCCGCGGCCCGTGGAGCGGGGTGCGATTGCCTCGGGCTGATCCGTGGCGTTTGGCGCGAATGCTATGGTGCTGAGCCCGAGCCCGCCCCCGCCTATAGCATGGACTGGTCCGAACCAAAGGGTGAGGAACGGATGTGGGCGGCAGCGCGCCGTCATCTGATCCCCTGCGAGGCAGGGACATGGCGGCCCGGTGATGTGTTGCTGTTCCGGATGCGTTCTGGGTCGGTGGCGAAACATGTGGGCATCCTGTCCGAGGTGGGGCCTGTTCCTCGCTTCATCCACTCTTATTCGGGGCACGGGGTGGTGGAGAGCGCGCTGAGCGCGCCCTGGCGGCGCAAGGTGGTTGCCCGGTTTGAATTTCCTGTGGAGGTGAAGTGATGGCGACGATCGTCCTATCTGCGGCCGGAGCGGCCATTGGCGGGTCCATCGGGGGCACCTTTGCGGGCCTATCCTCGGTGGCGATTGGCCGTGCGGTTGGCGCGACGGTGGGCAAGCTTATCGACAACCGCTTGCTTGGGCAGGGGGCCGAACCGGTCGAGACCGGCAAGGTGGACCGGTTTCGGTTGACCCAATCGGGTGAGGGTGCGGCGGTTTCACGGCTGCATGGTCGGATGCGGATCGCCGGGCAGATGATCTGGGCCTCACAGTTCCGCGAACATGTCTCCCGCAGCGGTGGCGGGGGCGGTGGCAAGGGCGCACCTAAGCCGGCGAAACCGGAAGTGACAGAATACAGCTATTCAGTGTCGCTGGCGCTGGCGCTAGGCGAAGGAGAGATCGCATCGGTCGGGCGGGTCTGGGCTGATGGCGAAGAGATCGAACATGAACGACTGAACATGCGGGTTTATACCGGCAGCGCCGATCAGCTGCCCGACCCGACTATGGAGGCCGTCGAAGGCACCGGTGCGGCGCCCGCCTATCGTGGCACCGCCTATGTGTTGATGGAGGAC